GTAAATCCGGCTCAAACGCTATTGCTGAAATTATCTCATTCACAGTGGATGAGACAGCCGATACGATTGAAACCACCACGATGGGCGATGCAGCTAAGACCTACGTTGCCTCATTTAAAGATGCAACCGCAACGGTTGAGACTTACTTTGACGACACCGATACAAGTGGTCAGGGTACTTTAACAGTTGGATCAAGTGTTACAGTGAATTTCCAGATGGAAGGTGACACGACTGGAGATCACAAACTTTCCGGCACGGCCATTATCACTGGTTTTTCGCTTGGTGTTTCTGCTGATGGGATCAACACTGCAACATATTCGATGCAGATTTCTGGTGGTCTGACCGTAGGCACTGTTTAGTCAAGGAGGATAGATCATGTCGCTGGGTAAAATGATCTCAGAAAAACGTGATCGGCAACGGCGCGTCATTGAAGTCCCGGAATGGGGCGATGATGATGCACCGTTGCTGATTTATTCATCAGCACTCACTGCTGGCGATCTAAATAAAATTCAGAAGAAGCATAAAAACTTTCTCAATGATATGACGGTTGATGGAATGGTTGACCTCATCATCATGAAGGCGCAGGACGTTGATGGTAACAAACTTTTCACGCTTGAGGACAAGATTTATCTGATGGGGGAGCAAATCTCCATCATTATAAACATTGCTGGTGGTGTTATCGGTGGTATTGATACGATTGAGGATGCGGAAAAAAACTGACAGACGATCCGTTTAGGCTCAATATAATGGCCCTTGCGGATCGTCTTAACAAAACTCAGGCAGAGATTGAAGAGCTAACAGTCTCAGAAGTCAATGAATGGTTTGCATATTTCAGGATGATGCACGATGGCCGATCAAAATCTTAAAATTAAAATTTCAGCGGTGGACAAAACTGCCGCTGCATTTCAGAAAGTAAGCGGAGGCCTTAAAAGTATAAGTGGAAAAATTTTAAACCTAAGAACTGGTCTTGCGGCACTTGCAGCATCCGCTGGACTTGTGAAGTTCTCAGAAGAGATTGATAACCTTGCAAAGCAGTCTAAACTTCTGGGCCTGACTGTAAATGAATTGCAACGCCTTGAATTTGCCGCATCACAAACTGGCGCAACATCACAAGAGTTAAACAAGGGTCTTGAGCGTTTCAGCCGAAACATCAGTGAGGCAAAAGACGGGATCGGTATGGGGGTTCGCAGCTTTGAGGCACTTGGCATTCAGGTTGTAAAATCTGATGGCAGTTTGCGCTCCACTACAGAGCTTCTTGAGGAGACAGCAGATCGGTTAAAGGGTATTGAAGACCCGGCTCAACGGGTTCGAATTGGATTTGATCTGTTTGGTCGGTCTGGTGTTTCGCTTGTCAACACATTGATGGAAGGTTCTAAGGGTCTAAGGCAGTTGGGTGATGAATTTGATTCCGTCACTATGCAGCTAACTGGTGAACAGGCTGAGGCCGTTGAAGAGGCAAACGATTTGTTTGATAAGTTGGGCCGAACACTTTTCTCAATGGGGCAGCAAATAACTGCAACCCTTTTGCCAATTCTGGCCAACCTCTCCCGCTTCATTGTGATAAATGTTTTGAAGGCACTAAATATTGCCACAGAGAGCATCAGGGACTTCATGAATGAGTTTGTCACAATGTCGAATGAGTTGTTTGGCACAGAGCTTGATGAGTTTACATTCGGAGAGCAACTCAACAAAGACCTTGAGCGAATTATTTTCAACTTTGAAAATGCACACAATGGCATCGAAATGTTGGAAGATGGGACAAGGCGAATAACGATTACTCAAGGTGAATTTGCGGAAAAAACAAATGAAGCTAAAGATGCCATCAGAGATATGGGCAGCAAGGTCAATACACTTGAAGACGATTTGAAGGACGCTGGCTCTCGGGGATTTGGTCGCATTGGTGACGCGATGGCAGATATCATCACACAAACAACAAGCGTTAAAGATGCTTTCCGTAGTTTGGCAAATTCAGTTATCAATGATCTTGCGCGTATTTATACGCAGCGGTTTATTTCTGAGCCATTAATGGCCGCTTTTTCATCAGCGTTTGCAGCTCCAACGCCAACGCCAAACCCGCATACAAGGGCAATGGGCGGTCATGTTGCGGCGAACCGTCCTTATATGGTTGGCGAGCGTGGCCCAGAGTTAATGATCCCCGGTGCTTCCGGCACGATCATTCCAAACAACAAAATGGGCGGCAACGGTACTGTGGTCAACCAGACCATCAACGTTTCAACAGGCGTATCGCAAACCGTTAGGGCAGAGATAATGCAGTTGATGCCGCAAATCAGCGAAGGCACAAAAGCTGCTGTCCTTGATGCCAGACGGCGCGGTGGGTCTTTCGCGTCAGCTTTTTAGGTTTTAAAAAATGACAATATCATTTCCACTGACACTACCAACGGCTACAGGCATTTCAAGTATTACCCTCAGAGCAATCAATGCCGTTGCAATATCCGAAAGTCCGTTCACCCTGAAGCAGCAAGTCGTTGCTCATACTGGCCAGCGGTGGGAAGCAGAGGTTACTATACCGCCAATCAAGCGCGAGCAAGCTGAGGTTTGGGTCAGCTTTTTGGTTTCTCTTCAAGGGGTGCGAGGCACGTTTCTGCTGGGCGATCCGGCCAACGCAACCCCAAGAGGCTCCGCATCATCAGCACCCGGCACTCCACTAGTTAACGGCGCGAGCCAGACTGGCGACAGCTTAACCATTGATGGCTGTCCCGCATCGGCAACGGGTTATTTGAAGGCGGGTGACTATATTCAACTGGGTGGCGGCTCTACTGCAACTCTGCATAAAGTTCTGCAAGACGTTAATACAAACGGATCGGGTCAGGCCACGATTGATCTGTGGCCTTATATCCGAAACGCGCCTTCAGACAATTCAACGGTTGTGGTTTCAAATGCTGTCGGTGTTTTCCGGCTTGGGTCAAATGAAACAAACTGGACAATTAGAGATGCCGCAATTTACGGAATAACGTTCCCAGCGATTGAGGCAATAGTATGAGCCGCACTTTATCTGATGGAATTATTAGTGTTTTAACGGCTGAGGCGATCCAGCCGTTTTTCGCTGTCGAGCTTTTTTTCAATACACAGACACTTAGGTTCTGGACTGGGCTGGGTAATCTAACTGTCGGTGGAGAAACCTACACAGGGACTGGTCAGCTTTTGCAAATCAGTGAGATCGGTGAAACAGCGCAGATATCAGCGCGTGGTGCAACACTTACGCTTTCTGGCATACCATCAAACCTAATATCACTTGCATTGAATGAGCCGTATCAAGGTAGGTTGTGCAAGATATTCTTTGGAGCCATTGATGCCAACCGGGCATACCTAACTGATGAGGCTGGTAATTATATTTTAGCAGAGGACAGCAGTAGGATTGACGTGTCCACTGGCGATCCCAACGAGATCGTTGAAATATTCAGCGGCTATATGGATCAGATGAATATTGAGGAATCTGCCGAAACAAGCACAATCGGCCTGTCCGTGGAGAGCAAGCTGATTGATTTAGAGCGTCCCAGAGTTTTCAGATATACGGATCAAAACCAGAAGTCTCGATTTCCGAATGATAAGGGCTTTGAGTTTGTTGAAGACTTGCAGGACAAGCGGTTTAACTGGGGCCGGGGTTAATGGTTCATGACTGGGATATTCGCTTGGCAAATTATGTTGATAGCGTCAGGTATAGAGGCTTTGATTGGTCAGAGTTTGATTGTCTAGTTTTTGCAAACGGCGCGGCTCAAGCGCAACTTGATCGGGGCGTTTTTGATGACTGGATTGGTGACTATAACTGTTACAAATCGGCTTACAAGCACTATAAGAGTTTGCTAAAAAAGCATAATGAGAAGAGCATAATCACAGCGATTGATGGTCGATTGAACAGGGTGGACAGGTTGATGCCTATGCGGGGAAACATTGTGGCGCGAGGGCATAGTGATCTTTCAGTTGTTGGTGTCACGCTGGGTGTTGCGGTTAGTGATGTCATTGCGTTTGTGGGTTATAATGGACTTGAGTTTTTTAGGCCCACGGACGGAAATATATATTGGTCAGTTTCGTGAAGTATCTTTTTGCAGTAATATTTTCGCTTGTCGCGTTTCCTGCGTTCGCTGATCCAGTCACGATTGCGGTTTCGGCTCTGGCTTCTGCCGCTGGCACAGCGGCGGCGGTGTACGCTGGCACGCTAGGCTCAATGACTATAATGGGCTACTTTGCGATGAACTTCGCAGTCACGGTCGGTCTTTCGTATCTATCTTCGGCGTTGACACCAAAGCCGAAGCAAGCGGCGTTTCGCACTGAGACAGGATATCAGGTTGCCGGTATCGGCCCGGCACAAGATCACGCTATCATCTATGGTCAGACGCGCGTTGGCGGTGTTGTGGTTTATAAAGAGGCCACCGACAACAATAAATTCTTGCATCTGGTTGTGGCTATTGCTGGGCATGAGTGCGAGGAAATTACCAGCGTTTATCTTAATGATGAAATAGTAACCCTTGATGGTGACGGCAACGCAACTGCGCCATCAAAATATAATGGTTATGTTAGGGTCATCAAGCATTTGGGTGCAGCGGATCAGGTCGCAGACCCGACACTCATTTCTGAAAGCAATGGCCTGTGGACGGCTGATCATCGATTGCAGGGTATTTGTTACGCATACATTAGGCTTGAGTTCAATGCAGATAGCTTCCCCAACGGCGAGCCATCCATCAGCTTTATTGTCAAAGGAAAAAAGGTTTACAATCCAAACACTGCGACAACAGCATTCAGTGACAACTCAGCCCTTTGTTTGCGCGACTATTTGGTGAGTGATTATGGCCTTAACACCGATGATATTGATGACACCCTTTTTGCGTCAGCCGCGAATGTCTGCGATGAGACTGTTGCGCTTGCCGCTGGTGGAACGGAGAAGAGATACACAACAAACGGATCGTTCACAACTGGTGGCCAACCGAAGGATATTATTGATGATCTGTTGAGGGCGATGGGCGGCACGATCTGGTATGGTCAGGGCAAGTGGCGCGTTAAAGCATCGGCATTTACTACCCCGGTGGTCACGCTTGATGAGGATGATCTTAGATCAACGGTTCGGATCAATACTCGACACTCACGCCGGGACAACTTTAACGCAGTGCGGGGCGTATTCAAGGGGCCAGAAAGCAACTATCAAAGCACAGATTATCCAGAGGTAACTGGCACAACATTCGTTGACGCTGATGGCGGCGACAAAAGCGTCATCGACTTTGACCTTGGGTTTACTGCAACCAGTTCAATGGCTCAGAGGATTGCCAAGATTGCCCTATACAGAAATCGTGAGCAGCTAACAATTTCTGCATCGTTTGGTATGAAAGCGTTTCAGGTTCAGATTGGCGATATTGTGCGGCTTACAAATACAAGAGCGGGGTTTTCCAACAAAACATTTGAAGTTGTTGATTGGCGATTTTCACCGCAACTTGATGATGCGCTTCTGATCAATATGGATTTGAGGGAAATATCGTCTGCTGTTTTTGATTGGAACGCTGAAGAGACATCTTTTGAACTCAACAACACAGTGCTTGCAAACCCGTTTGATGTTCCACCGATAGGCCTTTCAGCAACCTCTGAGGCGCGGGTTGTAAACGAGCATCTGACAAACATTATAATCGCAAACGTTACATCAGACGCTCCTGAAAGAATTGATCAAGTTGAGGTGCAGTTCAAGAAAACAACGGACGCGGATTACATTCTGGCTGGATTTGGTGATTTGGGTAAGGCTGAAATCATTGACGTTGAAGATGCTGTATTTGACATTAGGGCCAGAGCCATCAACACGTTTGGGATCAAGGGCAGTTTCGTTCAGATTACGCAGAACGTTGAGGGTCTTGCTGAACCGCCAGCAGATGTTACAAACTTCAGCTTCAACGTTTCATCGGCTGGAATACATCTTGAGTGGGAAGCGGTGCCTGATCTTGATCTCAGCTTCTACAGGGTGCGCCACGCTCAGGCCGAAACCGGGGCCACGTTTGCAAACGCAACAACGGCTGTAGACAAGGTTGCGCGTCCCGGCAACAGCGTTACAGTGCCACCACGATCCGGCACTTACTTGATCAAGGCTTATGACAAATCCGGCAACCAAAGCGTCAACGCAGCTACTGTGGTTGTCCGGGCTGTGGATTTGGATGTTTTCACAAACACACAGACGCAAACAGAGCATCCCAGCTTCTCAGGCACAAAGACGGGCTGCACTGTTGACGGGTCAAATCGCTTGAGAATAACAGACCCATCGTCTGCTCCGTCAACGGCAACATACGAGTTCAGTAATTATATTGACACTGGATCC